CATATCTTCAATAATTTTCTTGGTTCTTTCACCTTTAGCAGTTCTACCCATATCAAGTAGTTCACCACCACTAAACGCTGTACCTTGCTCAACACTCTCTTCGATTTGCTCTTCAAGAGTATCTTTAGCTTGCAAGGCAATAGTACCAATACCATTACGAGAAATATCGTAGTTCATACGGTTAAGGATATTAAGAATAAGCTCAACACGTTTTCTGTCTTTAAGTAAAGGTGACATACAGAATACTTGAGATGTATCAATACGAACACAAGCGAACTCTTTGTCAGTTACAACTAAGACCTCATTCTTGAACTCTTCAGGATTCTCTAGAATCTTTTGAATGTCCTCTGCTGAGTAGTCATTCACTGGTCTATTGTTACCAGTCTTTCTGTCATAAGGTGTAATGTAAGTATTTGTGTTTTTGATTAGGTATGTTAAAGTTTGTCTAAGGACTGGCTTCTTAGGGTAATCAATCACACAAGCTAGAATGTCTTTTGGATGGATTCCTACTAGACCTTCACCTGTATTCAATAGACCATAGTAACCATACTTACGGTAACCTTTAGCTACTTGCTTCAACACATCATAGTTACGCTGACCATTGAAGTTAAGACCATATAGATAATCTCTTAGTTCCTTGTCTTTATCAAAGCTTTCTGTAGTAAGGTAGTTGGTAAACATGTAGTTCACAATGTTATCCAAAATGTAATCTACATCAGGTAGGTCTAAAGATAGTCTCTCAATGTCCTCTAGATTCTCTCCTACAGGAGTTCCTCTAAACCCTGAACTTTGAAATACTAGTCTGTCCTTATACTCTGCATTAAAATACCTATCCATAGCACAATCGCCACCACACTCATCTTTGCGACATTTGCCACAGCTCATTAGCTACCTCCTAGGTAAAACAGTTCAGCCACATGAAGGGATAGCAATACACTATCAAGTTCATCAGGTGAATGTTTAAGTAATTTCTTAATTTCAGATTTAGGTCTGATTTTAACAAGTCTGTCTTCAGGCTTCTGAATCTCAGAAACAAATGACATCTGTCTGCTAATACCATCCCAAACTTTTCTCACAAATGATACCCTTTGAGCTTCCATCATACCTCTTAACATAAGATGCATCTCTGCTCTTCGATTAAAGGCATATTCAGCACTAGGGTCTTTTGCAATGACCTTAATCTCTGTAGGCTTACCTCCAAAGTTTATGTCATACACAGGACATTTAAGTTGTCCTGAAAGTCTTCTCATCTTCAGTGGTTGAACAATGTGTGCTCCTCCACCTGCGTCTATCCCAATAGCTTTAGCATTAAGCCTATTTGCTAGTGTGACAATGTTATTCACAATCTCAATAGCTGTTATACCATCAATCCACTCAGCAGGCTTAATGTCCTTGGTATCCACTACAGTAAAATGGTTTTTCTTGTCAACCACAGACACCGTAACCTGGATACTGTCAGACCCTTTGTAGGCACTATCCACCCCAATGAAGTAGTCAAGGTCTTTTCCTCTAGTGTCAAAGCTATCTAGAATATCAGGTGATGAATCGAAGAATGAAGAACGCTCTGTAGGGAACTCACAAAGAAGGTTTTCTCTAATGGAGTCTTCGGTAATAGTAAACTGTGACCTCATTAGTTGGTCTTTAGTGTACTTGATACTACCCTCTTCCATTGCTGTCACCACATCTAACCACATCACAAACTCATCATCTGCTAAGTCTTCATTTACCATGAAGTCATAGAAGTTGTTAAGTGAACGTGGATTAGAGATTAGGTACATAATCAGCTTTCTACCGTCATCTGACTCAAACTCTCTTCGTCCCATGTGACCTAGGGCAATCGGAGAAATATCAGATGCTTCATCTCCAAACATATTACCACCTCTACCAATGACATGGATTTTAGAGGGGTCAGTAAAGTTTGAACCTGCTGATAGACCTTCTAACTTTCCTCCATTCCTAAAGGAGAATCCCTCACTAGAGAATGAAGATAAACCACGCTTAAGCCTTTTGTCTACTGCTGTGACATCCTTTTCATCAAAGGACAACATAGCTTTAACATCAGGGTGAGAGTTTACTAGAATCTCTCTAGCGTGTTGAATAATAATTCCTGAATACTCTTGAGTAGAACCTACAGCGTAACAGTTCTCTCCCTCATAGGCAAAATGGTTAGACATAATACCACAGAGGAAAGACTTACCATAACGAGGAGTTGCTACACAGTAACCAGTCTTATACTTACCACTAAGAAAAGCTCCGAACTGTACTGCTTGTGACCACCATAGCTCTAGGTTAAACTCAGATAGGGCTGTAGTGAATCCTAGCTTATAATACTCAAGTTCTTTCTCAAAACCTTCCCTTTCCCTAATGGTATTCCTCTTGAAGTGCTTAGGTATTTTACCCTTCACAGCATCCTTAAGTTGGTCTTGAGGAGTTACCTGGTCAAGAAGGATTGATAGTTTTTCCTTGTTGGATAATACCTTACGCTTTTGAGTAAGTGACCCAACATCTGCATCTTGGATGTGCATAAACAATATCTCCTCCAGTATAACTAAGCTCTTCTTGAATATCCACAGAAGGTGCTACGTTAGAAAAGCTCTCTGTGACAGGTATTGTTGTACCATTCATAGCAAGACAGGTAGGACATGTCTTAGAATCACCAACACAGTTCCAAGTCTTAAGGATTGAGTTCTCAGTGACAATCTCAAATAATTTAGCACTTTCCACAGAAGCCTTTTCAATAAGCATCTGTACTTCACTCATAGCTATCC